TTCCATACTCTAACACCCTGTTGCATCCACAAAGGTAAGTTCTCATACATTATTTGATATCTGTTTAATACTTCCCTTGCTGCTGAGGCTTTGTTAGCCATAATAGCTACTGTTTTGTCTTCCTCGAATACTGTATAATGTAATATACAAGCTGCTGAGGTAACTGTTTTACCTTGCTGTCGTCCTTCCATAAGAACCACACGCCTGTTATTCATTATAACATCTACTTTTTCTTTTTGGCAATCGTATAGTTTAAATGGTTGTAAACCTGAGTCTAGTGTAATAATTTTTACATAGTTTTCTATAAAGTATATAGGATCTTCTTTACATTTTAAGTATTCTTTTATTTCTTCTTTACTGAAATCATGCTGATATGCTAACGGCTTAAGGTTAGGATTACCGTGATATGAGGTTTGTTCAGGTTGTGGCATCAGGCTCTACATCGATGGTTTTAACATCGTCTTCTTTTAAAGCTTTTAATAAATCTTTTGTACTTCCTACGAATACATTGTTTTGTGTTTTAATATTTCTTGCTTTAGGATCGTCTGCTGTTATTCTTTTTTGTTTCTCATGTACATCTAACATATCCTTAGCATTGTCTTGTAAATTTTTAATCAATCCACCTGCTACTTCAAAAGCACGGGGTTGATCTGAGTTTCTTGCTATGTGTAATATGCCTTCAATAGCCTCAGCATTAAATGCCTCGGCCTGTTTTAACATCATTCTAGCATATTGCAAGTCCTCTTCCTGCTGTTTTTGATGTAGAGCATGTTTATCTTCATCGGACATGTCTACTGCAGGGAGTTGTCTTTCTTCTTGTGTCTTTTTAAGATTAGTTTCTAGAGCTTTTGTTATTTCTTTTGTATTAAAACTCTTATCTAATTCTTCAAATCCACTTTTAGTCTTCGAATGCTTCATCAAATTCCTCCAAGAATGTATATGTATCAGCAGGTGTAGCAGAATTAGGATTAACTTGTACTGTTGCTCTAACTCTACCTTTTTCTAAGTCTGTTTTGTTAAGTGATAATGCTGGATCATTATAAGCATCTATAACTGCTTTCTTAATTACATCTACATTACTTACATGACTGTAGAAGTTAAGTCTCATGGTAAAATTTAAAGTCCATATTACACTTATTCTATTAGAAAATTCGCCTTCATATTCATCTTCATAATTAACATTATCTAAAGTTATTTTTATGTCTCTTTTGATTCCCACTTCAGGGAGATCATTAATTGTTATATTAAAATCAGGATTAAAATAAGGAAGTATTTGTTCTACTATCGCTAATCCATCATTTTGATTCTTCGCAAATATATATAATGCCAAGTCTATGTTCCATGGAGCAGAAGCAAACACAGATCTAACTGTATTAGTATCATCACCTGTTCCTACTACTCTCGTTCTATTTATAGGAGCTACTTTTCTGCCTGGATCATAGTTTAATCCGTTTATTTCAAAACCCATTCTAGGTAAAGTAAGTGCTACTTCTCCTCTAGTACTTGTATCTGCTACTCTAGCAATCCTAGTTAAGAACTTTTGTTTTGTAGAGTATGCTAAAGGCACTCTTAATGTTTGTGCAACAGCGCCTGCACTATTCTTTCTTTCAATGTTTATATCATTGAATATAGTTCCAAAGGCAATGATAGCCTTTCTTATATGTTGGTGATAAAATGTCTTATTCTTAAACATTACGAGCCTCCTATTTCACCAAATGGATTTGTTTCGCTAAAGTCTAATATACCTTCTAGTGTAAGTAGGTTATCAAAGTCTGCGTTATCTATTGGTTCAGATACAGTTGTTTGATATGCTTCTGTAATTAAACTTCCACCATCTTCTTTTATGAACAAGTCTCCTGTCTCTATTTGGAATTGATACTCCAACATATCTTGAGAGTATTTTGTTTCTATTGCATCTATATCTGCAATACCTGTATCTATATCTTCTGAACTGTACTCGAATAGTTCACAAGTTAATCTAAATACATATATTTGGTTTGCCTGATAAAATGGATTTTGAAAATCTACATATTTAATCTCGAATAAGGATTTTGTTCTACTAAAATATATTAAATCTCCTTCTACAGGCCTAGCTGCTCGAGCTACTGTAGGACCTTGTCTTGTTACCATGTCCTCCCATCGTCTCTTTGCTAGTATGAAAGTTGCTTGATCTCGAACTTCCATTCCAAATCTAGTAAATATATCTCCTTGTCCTTCAAATCCTTGTACATTTTCCAAATACATTTCTAAAGGATATGCTTGTGTAAATGATGATAGTTGTGCCTCATCAAAGATATCATCTTTGTTAACCATTGTTCTCGGCAGGTAGAAAGTATCGTGGCCGTATATTTTTAGGCTCTCGATAATTAGATCTTCTATTAAGCGCTGTTCGCTTGTTGTTCCTATACCGCTGCCTGATTGAAAATAGTTGTTGGTTGGCATGGTATTATCCTATCATAAATTGTGGGGGTAATTCGTATTTGAGTTGCATCTCCTGTTCTATTTGTCGTATCTCCTCCACCGCTTCATTGTAGATTACTTCACCATTCAATGTTACTCCCCCAGGCATTTGTATCCCTGCAAACTTTTTAAGGTTATCTCCCCATTGTTTTTTATATAATGCTGTTGTATATTTCTTAAGAAACATATCATCATAAACCTCAGAATATGTTGCTGGATCTATAATAGCATAAGCCTCTGCTACTATATAATCGCCTATATTAAATGTTTTATCCCAGTCTGTATCTATATAAAGTCTATCTGTTTTTCTATTCCAACGAATTTGTCTATCACCAGTTAAAAGTTTTTCTAGTGTAGTTAAATGAGATTGTACGACTGAATAATATATCATGTCTGCTCCCATTAAGTTGTATAGATCATTCATTCTGAATTGATACATCAAATCAAACAGTTGTCCATCTTTTGTGTTGTTAGTTGCTGCACCTCCAAAGTTGAAAACTCTAGTTATACCTAATATATTATTACTAATAGGTACAAAACCATTTTCTATATCGCCCTTTGTATATGTATCTGTGCCATGCAATGTTGCTGTAGCACCAGACTCAGAGCCTGTAATAGTTTCTCCGCCTTGGAATGTGCCTGTTTTAACTTGTTCTATTAATATAAATTGTGCTGTTGAATCTGCACCGTCTACTACTGCTGTAGCTCCTGATGTGTTACCAGTAATAGTTTCTGCCTTTTGAAAGTTGCCTGCTAGGTTGGCAGTCAGCTTTAGTTTAGAGCCAGTAATTTGATGTTTTACAAAAGTTTTTTCTACACCATCGAAATGATATTCTTGAAAGAACTGTAATGCGTCATCTATTCTATCTGATAACTGTTGATCATCTACATTTATTTCTATGACAGGGTGTCCTAGCCTTCTAAGACAATAATCATTTAAATCTGCTCTGCTTGCTAAAGCCATAAACTACCCCTAATTAAGTTTAGTACCACTAGCATTATATATAGCCGTTCCAGTAATAGTAGCTGTAGAACCCTCTCCCTGTGTATGGGAAATTGTAATACCGTCTCCACCTGAAACCTGTGCCATATAATTACCTGTAGTATCTGTTCCTAAAGCAACACTATTTGCTGCAATAGTTAATGCAGTTGCCAAGTTACCTGAACCGTCAAAGTCTCCTGTACCGGTTACATCTCCTGTAAACGATAAAGTTCTTGCTGTTGCAAGTGCCGAAGCTGTTGCTGCGTTTCCTGTACATGAACCTGAACTTCCACTTGTGTTACCTGTTACATTACCTGTAACATTACCTTCTAAGTTTGCTACAAGTGTTCCTGTTGTTACTGTAAGATTACCTGTACTTGCTCCTGTAAAAGAGCCTGTACCCATTAGAAACTTGTCTGCACTTTCGTCCCAACCTATAAATGCGTTGTCTGAGTCTCCTCTTTCGAGAACAATACCCATATCATTTGCTGGTGTTCCTGATGTGCCATTACCTAACTCAATAAGTCTATCTGCTATTGTTGAGTTTGTAGTATCTAATGTTGTGGTTGTTCCATTAACATCTAAATTACCTGTAACTGTTAAATTTCCTGTTGCTGCTACATCTGCAAATGTAACATTACTTGATGTTGCTACTGCTTGTCCTATTGAAACTGCTGTGCCTGAAACTGAAACACCAGTTCCTGCTGTTAGCGTTGTAACATTGGCCGAACCATCAAATGATACACCATTTATTGTTCTTGCTGTTGCTAATGTTGTAGCTGTAGTTGCTAGACCAGGAGTTATATTAGCACTACCATCAAATGATGTGCCACCTATAGTCCTAGCTGTTTCTAATGCTGTTGCCGTAGCTGCGTTTCCTGTAGTATCTTGGTTAAGTGTTCCTACAGCGATTGTTGTTCCTGATATAGACAATCCTGTGCCTAAATCTAAAAATGCAGTTGCTCCTGCTGAGTCATCCCAAAATATTATCTGATCGTCATTAGGATCTGATAAGCTTTCTAAGCCTAAGTGTGATAGTGAGACTGTTGCGCTGCCGCTAGTTGCGCCTCCTGATAGTCCTGTGCCTGCTACGACTGCTGTAATATCCCCTGATTGTATCTCAGAATATTTTGCTAGCCTTATACCGCCTGCCGTTGAACCATCATGTACTCTAATTGTGTCTAGCGTAGTGTCAACGGATAATTCACCTACCGCACCTGTAAACGAGTTATTCTGGGTTGTTGTCCCTCGTCTTAATTGTACCTGTGTTGGCATTGTTTTCTCCTAATTAATATGTTCCGCCGTCTATGCTAGAACCGTCTGTTAAAGAACTAGCTGTTATAGTACCGGTTATTCTTGAACTTGCTATATTGCCGTCTATATTTGTGGCATCAGCCTTCATGACTTCATGCCCGCCTTGTGTACTCCCATCATGGACCCTAATAGAATTGTTAGTTGTATTTACCGAGAGCTCTCCAATAGAACCAGTGAACGCATCGTTCTGTGTTCCTGTGCCTCTCCTAAATTGTACTGTAACTGTTGACATCTATTACTCCTTATTAAACTGATGAATCCGACCCGAGATCAACTTCTTGTAATCTAAACTTAATTGCTGTGTTACAATCAAATGATTTGTCTAGTTGTTGTCCAAATGCGTCTGTTGACAGACTATCTGCTACACTACCATAATCGCCAGTAGGAAAAACTAAAGATTGATCTGCTTCTGAGAAGTTAGATACTTTAACAATATTATTGCTAGAGTCTCTTACATACAATATTTGATCTGCTGTATTAAGAGCTACCTCACCTGCTACCAAATCACTGGTAGTAGGAGCATCACTTGCCGTTTCCGATTTCTTTAATTTTATTACTGTCGCCATTTAATTATTCCTCTGCTATTTTAGGATTAGGGATAAGAGGTCTAGGTCCATCCACTTTAGGATTATATCCTTTTGGTTTAGGCCCTCTAACAAATTCTGGTTGTTGGTCAACAAGGCTTTCAACCTCATTTAACTCTACCTTAGGTTCTGGTTGTTCCACCGGTGCTACAGAATATTCATTCTTTGGTGCCGGTTTAGTTGGAACTTCCTTCTTCTCCTGTTCTGCCAACCTCTCTTGTTCCCTTTTCTCTAAAAGACTAAGTCTAGTTTTAAGTAAAATGTTCTCTTGGGTCAAGTTATTTACTTGATTTGCCAAGTTGTTAATATATTCATTAATTAATTGTTCGTCCATTTCAAATTCCTATCTATTATTAATAAGTTCCACCATCAATACCGCCAAATTCAGGAGTACCACCCGAACCTGCTTGTAAGATCTGGCCTTCAGATCCTGCTGCTGTTACTTGTAGAGCGCCAGTTCCATTACCATAAAGGATACCTTTACTTGTGAATGTACCTACACCAGTACCACCGTCTGCTACTACTAAATCTGTGATACCAGTTATAGTACCGCCTGTAATAGTTGCTGAAGATGATTCAATGTTTGCTACTAAAGTGCCTACTGTATAACCTGTACCACCTGTATTAACAGTTGTGGTTGGTGCTGCTTGTAAGTCTTTAAATAACTTCCATTTACCAGAGTCATTAGCGTCTCTAAATAAACCACCGTATAAATCTGTAGAACCTGATGTGTCATACAAACCATATAGACCAATATCAACTGCGTCAGATGAATTGTTACCTGTTGCAAGTGAGATCAATGGATCTGCTACGGATAATGTTGTAGAATCTACAGTTGTTGTAGTTCCTGAAACTGTAAGGTTACCTGAAATTGTTACATTGTTAGGCATACCTACTGTTATTTTATTGTTAGAAACAGTTGTTTCTATTTCATTTGCTGTTCCTTCAATAGTTAATGTTTCGCCACCAGCCACAGTATCGTCTGATCCTGAGTCTGCTGCAATATTAAATGAAGTAGCAATAGTGCTTGTAGAAGCACCTGTAATACGACCTTGTGCGTCAATAGTTAATACAGGAACAGCTGTAGTAGAACCATAAGATCCTGCTGTAACTGCTGTATTATCTAGTGTTGCTGTAATTGTTGTGCCTGAAGCTGCAGTTGTGATACCTGTACCACCTGCAATCGTTAAAGATTCTGAGTCTAGGTCAATGTCTATTGTACCAGAGTCACCAGCTGCGTCTAAATCGCTAGCTGTTACTTGAGCGTCAACATAGGCTTTTACAGATTGTTGAGTAGGAATAAGCGTTGCACTGTTAGAAGCCATATTGTCTTCGTCAACAAATGCTGTTGCTGTGATAGTACCATCTGATATAGATCCAAACTGTACTGTACCAGAAGCTGTAATACTTGTTGCTCCTGTAATAGCACCTGAATTTATACTTGCGGTGCCATCTGTAAGTGTTGAACCTGTAATAGTTGCACCATTAAAGTGTCCACTTCCATCTCTTTTGACTAATGTACTAGCTGTTGCTGAATTTGTAGCGTTGTCAATAAGATCGGTGTAGTACTTACCACCTAATTCTTGAATGACTTCGTTGCCACCTGAGTCAATGGATGAAATGTATAACTTAGCAGATGCCCCTGAGTTGGATCTATCCTCAGCATACGCCAATTCGCCTTCAACTAAATCAGAAGTAGCTGGGGCTGCTGAGCCTGTACTTCTTTTAATTTGAATTGTTGTTGCCATTTATTTTCTCCTAGTTAAATGTCTTTTAAATTATAATATAAAGCTTTATATTCTAAAATGTTCCACCGTCAATTGCAGTAATAGATGCCGCTACGGACGATGCCGGAGCTGCTTCCCATTTACCACTAGAACCATCATAAACTAGAGTATAACCATTTTGTTTTGCACTGGTATCTATACCGTCCAAATTGTCAATGGTTGTTGTAGTAGCCACCTGAGATTGTGTTGTTGTAGATGTTACAACCCTTGTGCTACCTAAAGTTGTAGAAACACTTATTGGATTGTTATTAGCATTTACATTAACTGCCATCTATATCTCCTTAAGCTCTTGTAACATTTGGTGTTACTGTTACTAACCCTTCTAATACTCTCAATGTTTCCGATGAAGAGGCTATCTCTATATCGTAAACATATCTTCCTGCTTTGAGTGCAGCCGTTTGTGCTGCAGTCAACGATATTGTAATCTTTCCTGTGTTATTAACCTTCGCTGTAGTAAAATCAGTAGCAGTTGTGGATTCATAACTCTTTCTCAGTTGTGAAGTTACCGTGTATGCTGTCAGATCTTTAGCTGTGGTGTCATCATTTGTTAAATTTAACTCCAAACTAAATGTTGTACCCTGATCTATTACTATATTGCTTATGGTTGCCATCAGTTAATCTCTAATTATCGTGTATAGTCTTATTTATAAATAAAAGTGATTACAATGAAAACTATTTTAACATTAAAATATGGTGACAAATATAGTGCAGATGATGTAAATTCTATCTACGAACATACAGAAGGCAAGTTTAATTATGTCTGTGTAACCGATGATCCTAAAGATTTACACCCTGATATAGGTATATTATATTTAGAACATGAACCAGATGGCAATATGGAGAAGCTAAAACTTTTCCAATTAAAAGATTTGGGTACTATATTGTACCTAGATTTAGATGTAAGAATACAAAAACCTATAGATCACTTGTTTGATTATTGTGTTGACAATCCTGTTATAGCATATACATGGTGGAAAGACAAAGGCGATAAAGAAATGCCTATAGATGACTTCCCATATCATGCAACATTTCCCTTATCAAATTATAACTCTAGTATTATGTTATGGAAAGATGCTACTCATATATGGCATCACTATAATAAATACCCAGAAACATATGATATACAATACCCTAATGGAGATGATACATTTTTATACCATGAAGGATTTACATTTGAACATCTACCAAATGAAGAAGTTTATTCATACTTGTTCGCAGGTAGAAAATATAGGCCTGAATATACTGTATGTTTATTGAATGGCCAAGACAGATACCCGGAGATAGCAAAAGAATATGATGAATTTTGTATGCATCAAGTGGGGCACTAAATATGAACCACATTATGTAAACAACCTGTATCGTATGGTACAGGATAATTACAAGGACGACTTTACTTTCACATGTTTTACAGACGATCCTAAAGGATTAAAATGTGATACTAGAGAGATACCTGATATAGAACCTTTGCATCCTAAGTTTTGGTTTGGTAAGGAAAACTATTGTTGGGATAGATCTAAGTTTTTGGTATTCAACTCTCATAACTTTTTAGGCTATGATGGCAAATGGTGTTACATGGATTTAGATGTAATAATACAAAATGATATAACAGATCTATATGAGTTAGCACTTAAACCTAGAATAGTTCATGTTAAATGGGATAATTGGAAGAAAAGAATAAACGAAAGGCTGTTCATAGATATTAGAGGCACATTGTATAACTCTAGTGTAATGTGTTGGAATAAAGATCAATGTGAACATATATTCTGGGATGCAATGGACGAAGATCAACAAATATTTAGAACATTTTTTAAGGGTACAGATAACTATCACTTCTGGCGACAAAGAGATTTTTGGAATAACATTCCTTTTGAGTGGGTGTATAGTTACAATAGAGGTATGGTGCATCCAACAGATTTGGAGACACATAAATATAGAGAAGAACCTAAGTTTTGTTTGTTTAATGTAGACTCAAATCCAAGTCCAGGAAGGCCTAAACAAATAAAAATAGATGAATTAGATAATGAGGAACTTTTGAGATTATGGCATGGTAACAATAATAGCAAATCAGCTAGACAATAATTATAGCCAGGTACAGATAAATGCCTTATATACGCAGTGCAAGAAGCTGATAGAAGATCCTTTTGAGTTCGTTGTCTTTGTACAAGATGA